GGGGTGCCTAAAGTTTTAATGCGATTGCGGAACTGGTCAAAATCTTCTACGCGTCCGCTTTCGCTGCGCAAATAGACGGTCTTACCGCGTGCCATTGTCCCGCAGTCGGGTTTTAACCAGCAAATAACGGCGGCGCCCTTCGGGCACGACGCTGATTATATCGTAATCTTCAGCGCCAAAAACTAGGCGCCAGTTGGGGCGCACTGGGTTTCCGAAGCGCAGGCGCCAAGTGTACACCGCTGAGCTGGTCATTTGGTCGTATGGCATAGCCTCGCTTCCGGCCTGCGGCAATACTTCGCGGCCCGCGTAGAATGTACCCGCGCTGGCCCAGGACTTGATTACCTGGCCGCTATTGTTGGGTACAGTTGTCGGCTGAAAAAGCTCTACGCGCAGGTCAAGCATTAGCTAAAGTTTTGGCGGTAGCGGAATGCTAAACGGTCGAAAAAGCGGTTTGTATTGTACGGCAAGTCATCGCCGTAGTCGTAACCAAATTTAACGCGTTGGTACAGCGCGTGTTTGATGTCTGCGGGCGGGTTGGTGTCGCCGCAGGTGTAAATAATCCGCATACGCGGGGGTACCTCATCCAGGGTAATTACGGTATTGATGAAATCGTAATCCGTGTATAAGGCCAAGGTAGTGCCATTGCCTTCGTCGTCGTATGCCGTAACGCTAGTAATAGCCGTAACGGGACCCAGGGGGAGCGTATAGCTCGCTTCCCCCGTGGTGTCCACTGTTACAGTTGTAGCACCTAAACGGTAGCCGGTGTAGCTGTTAAACTCCTCGACCGCTGCGCCAAAAAGCATAGTTAGGAGTGCGTCATCTGCACTCCCGTCTACGCGGCAAAAGGCCTTAAGTTCGGTAAGGTTTACCGAAATCGGCGTATAACTGCTAACCGTTACCATGTTTAGATAGTGATATCTTTTGCGATAGCAAACGACTCATTGCGCAGTACGGCTACGTCCATAAAGCGCTCAAGGTAAACCTCAACGATTGACGACTTCATGTTGGTGTAGGGGTCTACCATAAGGGTAGCACCGCCCCAAAATCCAACCTGCACGTCAGACCAGTTACCGAAAATCATACCGTACTCGTCCGGGTTCGGGGTCGTGTAGATAGGCGACAAGGTCGTCGAAAGGATATTGTAACCGTTAGCAGTTTGAACTGGTGAAAGCGTACCCTCAACGAGGAAACGACCCGAGCCAGCGTCAAGTTTGGTCTGCTTCAGTTTAGCCAAAACGGCGGGGTGCGTAACGTAAGCCAGGTTACCAGTCAAAGCGTCGGCGTTAGCCAAAGCGCTTTCGAAAGCGATAAGGTCGGCGTAGTCGATAGCTCCGATAGTCAAAGCTTGAGCTGCAAGCTCTACGTAGATACCGCTGGGCTGGTTGCTAGAACCAGTACCGTTAAGAATTACGTTTTCCAAGCCTTTGTTAAAGGAAAGGTTGAGCTGGTTGATAATGCGCTGCTCGATGCCGCGGCTGTACTCTTGACGGAGCAGCTGGTTTGACATTGAAGCAGTAATAACCGCACGCTTGGGCGACATAGTTACCTTGTCAAAAGTAAGGTCTTGAGCAGTGTCCGTGCCGGTTTCCGTTTGCCAGTTAAGGTTATAGGCAGCGGTTTGCTTCGGGAAATCTACGTTACCAACCAGGTTTTCGGCTACCGATACCTGCGACAAAAGCGGGGTGTTCGGGTACAAAAAGTCGATGTAACGTCCTGGGTCGGTGAAGACCAAATCGCCACCCAAGTTACCGCCGGTTCCGCCGGTTACAGTTTGGGTACGCTTAAGCAGCATCTCGGGCAGGTTGATAGCGTGCATATCGCGTGCCTCTACTCCAAGCTTGCGCTTTTCGTTCATGCCTTCCTGGTTAACTTCGGCTTCTACGCCGGTGAGCTTACCGCTGCGGGCTTCGTTGATAGCCTTAATAAGGCTGAATTTGGCAAGGTTGCGCTCCTCTGATTTAGAAAGCTTGCCCTGCACAGCAGACGCGTCTACGAAAGCGTTGGCGCGTACTTCTGCCTCTTGTTCGTGATTTTCCACGGGTTCGGGGTTTTGGGTTAATTGTTCGGGTTGTTCAGCCTTTAGGGCTTCTTCTAGCGACCGTAGTGCTACGGACGTAGTCGGGTTGGCTCCGCGCGGCGTGAGGCTAATATCGTACATTTCGCCGATTGCCTCAATGATTCGCACGGGCTTTTCGCTGCGGACGTTTTCCCAGCGTTCTTTCTTTACGGTAAAGGCCCAGCTCGCCTGGTCCACGTCGCCGCGGGCTACCAGGGTGCGTACCTCGTTTCCGGTTGTGGTTTCGGGCAAATCAAAACGGAACTTCAAACCGTTGTCGTCTTGCTCCAGGGCCAAGGTACCTTCGCCGTACTTCGACCGCGCTAGCACTTGGTCGTAATTGTGGTTATATAAGGCGTGTACGTCGTAACTACGCAGGTCGCCCAAGGCGCCTGGCTCGATGCGCTCGACAAAAGCGCCCATGTCGTACTCGTTCCAGTTAAGCGCGTAGCCTTCGACGGTGTTACTGTCCGTCTTCGCTATCGCTTGCGTCCGAATTTCCTTCTCCATTGTTTTGGTCATTACTAGCCATGTGCATAGGCTTGTTATACTCGTCGCCGCCTGGGATTGGGGGTAGCCCTTCCGTGCGGCGGATTTCGTTTGCGCTCATGGCGCCGATGTTCCAGTAACTTACGTTACGCTGTACTTCGGTTTTGATGTCGCCACGCATTAGCGCTTTCATGTCCAGCACAAAGCGGCTGCTACCTTTAAGCAGCTTATTGCTAAACTCCATTTCGATTACCTCGACCAGCGGACGGATGCAGTCGCTAATAAACTGGGCGTTCTGCGCCTCGATGCTGTTGGCGTAGCCTGCGCCTTCCATGTGGCCGATTTTGTGCGGGGGGACCAGGTACAAGCGGCAAATTTCCTCAACACTAAACCTTAAGCTCTCGATTAGTTGCGATTCTTGAAAGTTCGCAGCAACCGGCTTGTACTCCGCGCCTTCAGTCAGCACGGCGGTCCGCCCCTTATGTTCTTTGTTCAGCTCGTCAAACTGGCGGCCGATTTGCTTAACGCGGTCCGCGTCGCGAATGGTGCCCTGCAGCTGTAGAATGCCTTTAGGCATACCGCCGTTACCGTAGAAACCGCCCATGTGTGCGGTTGCTGCCATTGACGTACCGATAATTTCCTTCGCGTAGGCGATGGGGCTAACCCCGTTAATACCGTCAAGCGTCCAGTATTTAAGGTGTATAATTTGGTCGGGGTTCAGGTTCATGGTAACCCCGTTGTTCAAATAGACGCGGTAGACCAAACTTCCGCTGGTCGTGTCCAGGGTAACCAAGTCCGTATCGATTAGCTCCAGGCCGGAAAGGCTAGACCCGCTGCGCATAGGCAGAATGTACGCGTTACCGCGAAGCAACAGCTGCGCCATAAATGCCTTACGGAAATCGTAACTGTTGTAGCTGCTATTTGGCTTGCGGCTCACCATGTCGTTGAGCATACCAGGCTGGAAAATCATGCCCTGCTCCGTTTCACGGTATAAGTTCCACGGCATTGACGCCACGGTTGAGCTGATTAGGTTTACGCAGCTATAAACAGCTGATACCTTTGGGGCGTTAGTGCTGCTTACGTTTTCGCCCGCTAGCGTGGAGCTGCCGCCGAAAAGGCTCAAAAGCCAGGGCTTCGGATTTATAATACCCGAAACGCTGCGGGTTAAACGGTCATACCATGCCATACCAATTACAAAGTTATACAAAAATTATGTCTAATTCTTCATACGTACTCATACCCGTGCTAGCATTGTGAACATATCCAGCCAGGGCCGTAATTAGGGCCGCTGTGCCGTCGATACGGTCCGGGGCTTTGTCTTTTTGAAAGGTCCAGTTATCGTTTTTATCAATGTGCAGGCTGGTGTTCGCTATCATCCAGGCCGTAATCGGGTTGCCGTCGTGCGTAATTCCCTTGGTCGTAACCATACGGTATAGCAGTTTCATTGGCTCATTTACCATAAGCGCCGACTGGCGCACTTCCCAACAAAACTGCTTCCCGTATTTACTGCGCAGACGCTCCACCGTTTCGGCTGCGTTCCACGGATCAAAGAAAATACCTTCTACCGGGTGCTGTTCCATAATCTGTTCAATCATGGCTATGCGATGGTCGGTAGTCGTTACCTCGCCCTTCACCACGTCTAGGCTGCCGTTTTTAATCCAGTTGCGCACCAGGTTTGGGTACTTCTGCTTGCGCTTACCCATGGCGTGGTCGGTAATTTGGTAAAACTGTTGCGTGTAAAAGCGCTCGCCATTGAAATAAACCACAGCGTAAGCGGTAAAGTCGTTTACCGCGGCAAGGTCAACCCCCAAAAAGCACCGCCATTTGTCTATGTTTTTAGGCTTGCCGCCCTGGCATTTCAGCCATTTGCCTAGCTCGATGTAGGGCTGGGCGCTACCTGCCCACTGGTTTAGGTGCAGCTTACGCAGGGAAAGTAGCGTCGGCTCGTCGTGCTTGGCCGTGTTGCTTAATTCCTCTAGGTACTGGTACGTTACCGTTACCCCCAGGGACGGGTTAGCCTTTTGCCATACCTCGGGGCTGTGCGGGTCTTCGTCGTCCCCTGCCCCGTAAATAATAGTTAACCAGCTTGGGTCTATTTCGGGCTGCTCCGCTACACGCTGCGCATACTCGTGCCACTTGTGGGCGAAGCTGTACGCACTGCCGGCCGTGGTTATGGCTATCATTTGGCTGGGTCGTGCCGCCATCGACGTGCGCAAGGCTTCCCACAGCTCCGGTCCCTTCACCTCGTTCCAGCTGTGGATTTCGTCGCAAAGGATTAGGGACGGGTTTAGTCCGTGGTTACTGCCGCCGTCGCTGGTAATGGTCTTTAGGTAGCCGGGCTTGCCCTTCAAACGTATTTCCTTTCGAAACGGTTCGAGTACTTTCTGCAGCTGCGGGTTTAACAAAATCATGTTTCGCACGTAGCCAAACAAAATACCTGCCTGCTCCCTGGTTGCTGCCGCTAGGATTACCTGCGGGTTGGTCCCGTCCTTAAACCCTTTGAGCAGGTGGGCTATGGCGAGCATGGCAATAAACGCGGACTTCCCGTTTTTACGCGGGATTTCCAGCCATACCATGCGCTTACCTTCCGCGTCCCGGATTAGCCCGCGTTGCCAGTCCATGAGCTGTACCGGCTTGCCTGCTCCCGCGTCTTCGGTAAGTACGCAGTACCGCTCGATTATATTTTCAGTCCAGGTCGAGTCCATC